GGGGGTATATACGGGAAAGCGCCCCCTTGCTTCCAGCATTAACCAGTGCCCCGGCTCTTCCAATTTTTCACAGTTGACGTAAGCGTGGCAATGTGATAAAATGGTATTGTAAGAAAGGGGTGAAAGTGTATGGACGAGATTGTTCAGCTTATTTCAAACGTGGGCTTTCCTATTGCTTGTTGTCTTATCATGTTTTTCTATGTCAACAAATCTGCGGAATACCACAAGGAAGAGATTAGCAATCTGACGAAGGAATATAAGGCAGAGATTTCCGAGCTTTCTACTGCTATCAATAACAACACTTCTGTCATGCAGTCTCTTATCAACACGCTCACGATTAAATGACTGAGCAAGAACTGAGAACGTCAGTTTACAATTTCGCTCAATCGTGCATCGGCCTTAATGAATACGACGGCAGTTATAAGAAAATAATTGACGCTTATAATAGCTACCAAACAGATGTAGGAGGCCCGACCGTCACATACGCATCACCTTGGTGCGCTGTGTTCGTTTCATATGTCGGCATTGCTTTAGGCTTAACGGATATTATTTTTCCGACAGCCTCTTGTCCTTACATGGTAACGCTATATCAGAACGTTAACCGATGGGAAGAAAATGACGCTTATGTCCCACAGATGGGGGACATTATTCAATACGATTGGGACGACTCTGGTTCTGGTGACAATCAGGGGCAGCCAGACCACTGCGGTATAGTTGGCGTTGTAGACGGAAATTCGTTTACAGTAATTGAGGGTAATAACGGCGATTCCGTTAAGCTAATGGAGCGCACCGTAGACCAGAAGTCTATTCGTGGCTACTGTCTCCCTGATTACGCAAGTATGGCCTCTGAGGGGCTAGAGTGGGTAGCTTACTATACTAACGAGCTTGGCAAAATGACAGCAGATGCAATGCGAAACAATGCACGCATCATCTGGAATTATTTTGGCGCTTTAGGTTGGTCAGTCAACGCTGTTGCTGGTATGCTTGGCAATATGCAGCATGAATCCCAGCTTAATCCTGCACAGACGGAAGTCGGTTTCGCGCTTGGCAATCCGTTGGCAGGTTACGGCCTTGTTCAATGGACACCCCGCACGAAGTTTAGCGATTGGGCGGGCGATGGATGGGACGACCCGGCGCTATGCGGTGACATGGAATTAAATCGCATCAAGTTTGAGTATGATACGAATTACCAGTTTGGCGACAATCCATATTTTCCGTCTTACACATATACTTGGGAAACTTTCATTCATTCAACAGATTCCCCCGCCACTCTTGCTGATACATGGTTTGTCCAGTATGAGCGCCCTGATGTTGCATCGTGGAACGCAACTAGGGGAATTCGCATGACCTACGCCGACAAATGGTATACCTACCTAACAAATCTCCCAGCCCCACAGCCAACCCCTAAAAAGTCAAAGTCAATGCCGTTATGGATGATGATAAATCCATACGCCAGATTTTATTAAGGAGGAATTTTAATGTGCTAACCCGTGAACAGTTTCAGACGATTATCGGCAAGTATGCCACTGCCGACGATGAAGATACGCTCAAAGACGTTTCTGACCTTATGACTACGTTCGACGAAATGTCTAACCCGCAGTTGCAGCAGGAGCGTGACGAATACAAAGAAAAGTATGAGAACGTGGTGAAGGAATACAAAGACCGTTTTCTCACCCCGAATTCTCCGGCAGACCCCAAACTCCCGGAAGATGAACCCGATGAAGATGAATCTCCGGAAAAATATGACGACTTGTTTTCTTGAAAGGAGTAAATGCTTATGCCTGTTAAGCCTAAGATTAGGACGCTTACTACGTCCGCAGCGGACATTCTGAATGTTATCCGCAATAACGCTTCGGTCGATTATCGAAATTATGTCCCCAAAGCTGACGCAAACGATGTTGAATCCGTTCGCACGATTGGCGCGATTATCATGGATTATCCGGCTCTCCAGAATGAATTCCTGAATGCTCTGGTTAACCGCATTGGCCGCGTCATGCTTACGTCGAAGATGTATTCCAACCCCATCGCGTTCTTCAAGAAAGGCGTTCTTGAATACGGCGAGTCTATTGAGGAAATCTTCGTCAACATTGCAAAGGTTCAGGAGTTCAATCCTGAGATTGCCGAGCAGGAAGTTTTCAAGCGCGTTGTGCCCGATGTTCGTGCGGCTTTCCACATCATGAACTATCAGAAGTTCTACAAGGCGACCGTTACGCAGGAGCAGCTTAAACAGGCGTTTCTGTCCTGGGATGGCGTGACCGACCTCATTGCTCGAATCGTCGATTCTATGTACACTGGCGCTAACTACGATGAGTTCCTTGTTATGAAATACCTGCTTGCCCGCCATATTCTTGATGGCCGCGTGTACCCCGTCACCGTCCCGACCGTGACTGCCGAAAACGCGAAAGCGATTGTCACCACCGTTAAGGGCGTGTCCAATAAACTTACGTTTATGAACAGCGAGTACAATCCCGCGGCCGTTCGCACTTTCACCGAAAAGGGCGACCAGTACATGATTGTCAACTCTGTGTTCGACGCAACTATGGACGTGAATGTCCTTGCTTCTGCTTTTAACATGGACAAGGCTGAGTTCCTCGGCCACCGTGTGCTGATTGATGGTTTCGGCGACCTCGACATTGCCCGCCTTGGTGAAATCTTTGCTGGCGACCCGACATACCACGAACCGTCTCAGAATGAGCTTACGGCTCTTAACGCAATCCCGGCAGTTATTGTCGATAAGGATTGGTTTATGGTGTTCGATATGCTGACGCAGTTCACTGAGCAGTATAACGGTCAGGGTCTTTACTGGAACTATTTCTACCACGTGTGGAAAACGTTCTCGGTGTCCCCGTTCGCTAACTCTGTCCTGTTTGTTCCGGGCACTCCGTCTGTCACTTCCGTCACTGTGTCCCCGACTACCGCGTCTGTTCCGAAGGGTGGTAGCGTTTCGCTTTCCGCTGTGGTTGCTACTGAATACTTTGCCCCGCAGACGGTTGTGTGGACGAGTAGTGCACCGGATGTTAAGGTTTCGGCCGCTGGTGTCGTCACGGTTGATGCAGACGCAAAGTCCGCGTCCGCTACGATTACTGCGACTTCCGCTTTCGACGAAAAGAAGAAAGCGACGTGCGAAGTTACTGTTAAGTAACTAAGTCACAGACGAATGGCTACGGCGTTAAAATAGTAGTCGGGTGGGTAGGCGGGAAATTCTCAAAAAGGCAGGTGGTTTCATGTCGATGATTGTTCCGAATTCAGAGGTATTCATTCTAAAGAATGTCCCTCTTGAACCGTCATTCGACCATACCATTTGGTTTGATAGCGCAGACCAGCAAGCTACGGCATTTACTACATATACGCTTGCGTATTATTTTGATAAAGTTTCATATCAGCGTTATCCTAGGCCATACATTACCTTGGACAAAACTGTCGATGAACTGCTCGCCTGCAATTACCTGATGTTCCGTAATACCGGTTATGGAGAAAAATGGTTTTATGCGTTCATTACGCAGGTTGAATATATCAGTAATACCACTTCGCGCATTTACTATACGATTGACCCCATGCAGACGTATTTGTTCGACGTTAATGTTGAGCAGTGCTTTGTTGAGCGTGAGCACGCCATGACTGACGCGATTGGTGACAACCTCATCCCCGAATCTTTTGAACTTGGCGAATATGTGTATGATGCTGATTATTTTCCGAATCTTTTCTTAAAAACTAATTATGTAATTTGTATTCTAGCTACATGGAAAGCCGTTTATGAAGATAACAAGTGGGTCATTAAAGATGCTTCTACCGGCGGCGTCGGCGGCGTGGATAGTGGCATTTATACCGGCCTGACAAAGAATCTTTGCGAATATGACCCAGCCAACCCTAAAGCTTGTACTGAAAAAGCGAACGCTATTATTGAGGCCGCTACGAAAGCAAATAAAGCGGACGGCATTGTTAGTATTACGATGTACCCGAAGTTTTTCATGAATTGGTCAATTACCGGCGATTTGGCTACCGGCCTTGTCCCGCATACTGTTGATTCTATTCCAGCTTTCGCCGGCACGTTTGACGGCTACAGGCCAAAAAACAATAAACTATATACTGCTCCATTTTGCGGGGTGTATGTCGATAATCTTCAAGGCAATGCGGCGAACTATGCTTATGAATACTTCTCAAATAGGAAGCCAACATTTAACATTGTAGGCGTAGTAAACGGCAATCTTGAATGTGCGTCTATACCCCTTAACTATAAAGGGCTTCCAACAAACTTTCAGGAATCGCTTATTATGGGCGGTTTTCCGCAATGCGCGTGGAATGTTGACACTTTCAAGGCGTGGATTGCGCAAAACAAGTATGCTATTGCTGCTGGAGTTGCTAATACTGCTATTGATACCGTCAAGCAAGTGGCAGGAGCAGTTGCTGGCGTAGGCTTGGCTAGTGCCGCCACTAGTGCGGCGGCTCAGGCTGGGAATGTTTCGCAATTTGCTGGGGCTAATGCCAATCAGATGGCAGCCCAGCAGAATTTGGCAGAAGTAAATACATCCGCTTCTGGCGATGTTCTAAGTAAAACAATCAATCTTGTTGCACAGGTTAAAACGGCGTCCACTCAGCCGAACCATTCTCGCGGCCAGCAATCTTCTAGCGTGTACTGCGCTATGGGTTATCAAGGCTTCCACTATATGCCTTACCGCATTAAAGGGCAGTTTGCCCGAATCATCGACGATTTCTTTTCCATGTACGGTTACAAGACGAACCGCCTTAAAGTCCCTAACCGTAACGGCAGAAAAGCATGGAATTACGTAAAAACCTGCGGCTGCACACTCACTGGTAGCGCTCCCGCAGATGCAACCGCCGAGCTTGTTCGGATTTACGATAAGGGCATTACTTTCTGGCGCTGCATTGACCTGTCTGCCGGAAACCCGTTTACGCGCGTAGGTAACTACTCGCTGGATAACTCGCTTTAAGTAGGTGATAACAATTTGAGTAAACCATACCGAAACCCTAAAGGCTCTCACTCGCGGCAGTTCTGGGAAACGGCATACGACAACACAACGCGCTATCAGTTTTACTTTAATAAGCTAACTGAAATCTCTACGTCCCTCTTCACGTGGGAGAATCTCCCGCCAAGCGTTGACCCGCGCTTTTTGGAGCTGTGCCTGTTCTCGACTGGCTGCGCTGTTTTCTTCAAGGACGATGTTCTTTCAGAGGCCGCGCGACTTGAGGGCAAAGAAGATTATGACAAGCATGGCTACCTTGCATTGCGCGTAATGGCGAATGGCCCGTTTGACGTGTACAACACGCCAATTAACCGCGTGGCATACGCATCAAGCGTTGGCAAGAACCAGTGGAAGCTGGACAACACTAACTCTGTTCTCATCTGGAATAACCGACTGAGGCTTCCGTCCGCATATGAAGCATGGGTTTATGCCCACCGTCTCGAAAACATTGACCGCGATGTTGACGTTAACGCAGCGGCGCAGAAAACTCCGGTCATTGTTACGTGCCCCGAATCTCAGCGCTTGACGTTTAAGAATCTTATGATGCAGTATGACGGAAATGTCCCCATTATTTTTGGCGACAAAGACCTGAATCTGAATAACATTCAGGTGCTTAATCCCGGCGTCCCATATACGGCGGCAGAACTGCAAGACCTTAAACGTGAAATCTGGAATGAAGCGCTCTCAATGCAGGGCGTACCGAACCTTACCATTTCTAAACGCGAGCGGCTTGTCACTGATGAAATCCAACAGGCAACTGCTGGCACGTCAGCTTGCCGAATGTCAAAGCTAGAAGCCCGTCAGCAAGCCGCCGAGCAAATCAATAAAATGTTCGGGCTTAACATTAAAGTTTCCGTTAATTCTCTTTATACGTCTGGCATTTCCGACGATGATGGAAACACCGTTAACGATTGGCTCGACCCGAATTCTGATAGTGGCGGGGGTGAATCGAAAGAATGAGTTTGTATACGACGCAGGTAAGATTCATTTGTGAATCTCTGGTAGATGATACTGCCAAAACCATTGACGAAATAATTGGCGTTGCCGCTCCTAAGATGTTCCCCATTGGTAGCACGGGTAGAGAAGATTCACCGTTTAAGCGCTGCGTCATTCCGTGGGAATTTGTTGATGAGCCTACCACCTATTATATTTGTAAGCGTATCCTTGCCCACTATTATACCCGTGAAATCGGCTGGGAAACGGCGGCACTTTGGGTGTTCCACATGAATGAGCAGCTTGCCGAAATTACGCCATACTATACGCAGCTTGTCAAGTCTACCTTCAACAGCATTCGTGATTTTACGGCCGAGGACATAGAAGCATTGTATGGCGACACCGACCTTGTGCGCACGTTCACAGGTGATTACAACGACAAGGCTCTTGGCGGCAGCACAAACAACAACACTATTACCGCTGATAATTACAACCTTGACAGCGACACGCCGCAGAATGGCCTTGTGTCTGTGAAACCCGCTGAGGATGCTGCGGGCATGGCGTACCTGTCCTATGCCCGTCGTGCATTGATTGACCAGAAGAACGACAACACCGAATCGCATAATGAAACGTCTGACAGAAAAGCCAACACCACGGAGACAATCAAAGGTAAATCTGGCGGCAAGGCTAGAATTGAACTTATGAAAGATGTTGCTAGTTCGCTTATCAATATTGAGCGTAGAATGGTTGGCGAACTTTCAACCGAATTTATGAACGTATGGTAAAGGAGTGAAGTTATGGACACAGTTAATATGTTGAATACCATGAGATTTTACTGCCAGCCCATTCTCCCGCTTGTGTATGACGAAAGCATGAGTTACTACGAAACCCTTTGTAAGGTAGTTGGTCAGCTTAACACCACTGGCGACACAGTTAATAAACTTAACGAGGGTTTGACGAACGAAATCGCTGATAGACAGGCAGCAGACGCTGCGCTTGATGAGCGCCTGAAAAAGATTGAAAGCACAAACGCAAAAATTCATTTCCTTGCTTTTGCCGGTACGCCACCGCATAAGGCTAAGCCTGTTCTAGCCATGCCGAAAAGAGACGAATTGCGTCAGTGGGTAACAGATAGGGACATGATTGTTACCCTATTGGAAACCACCGATGAAGGTAGTAATATAGTATATGCTGCGTCATGCGGCTATAATGCCCCAAATTGGGAAAATGCATCATTTGATGGCTTTAATATTATCGTCCCTATCAGTACAGCTTACGACAGCGAAGGAGACTACGCCGTTCGTCAGAAAATTGCAAAAATCACGATTCCGCCCGCTTCTGCGGCTTCTCTTGATGAGGAATGGGGTTTGCAGATTATCGAGATTAACACCCCGTATACCTCTGCCGAGGGTATTGTTAATTTTACTGCCACAGCGGACGGTGAAACTGTAACAGCTAATATCACCCCAGCAGACTTTATCAGGATGTTCGATGCAGCTAGCGTTACAAGCAAACTTTGTGTCGGCGTAAACGCTAGACTGAATTACAATGCGCTTGAACTTGGCTCTAGCGTGGCGACTGTTTATGACAATTCCACGGCTAAACGTGAGGTTAGAATTACCTTTATGCCCGACCCTCACGCGGGACGGCGCGACTATGTTCCTAGCGAAATCTTTGATATAGTAAATATTGTCGGTGACAAGGATGCAAATACGTGGAAGATTGAAACATTCGGCACTGAACTGTTTGATTTTCAGAGATATGAAGGTTTCCGGTTTACTAGAAAGGCCGGAGACATTATTGAAGCGGCCGAAGATTGCGACCCCGCAAGTGTAGCGCGGTATTATAATAACTTCCATGGTTTCCATGGTAAGGACTATCAGAACTTGCCTGTTCGCTTGATTGATACGGTCGATAATGCAGATTACTGGAACGGAACATTTGATATGTACGGCGATAATCACATGACGTTTACTTTCGTCACGTCCAATTACGATACGGCTTCCGATAAAATGCTTGTTCGCATTATCGAGCTTTCTGCTCATGTTAATGACGCGGCATGGAAGTATGGGGTGAAGGAATTTGACCCCATTACTGTAACTTCTACCAAAGTTACATCCTTGGGCTACGATGCGTCAGAAGGCGCGACAAAATGGACGGTTATTTTTGACGAAAGTTTTGATTCCATTCTTGCGAACCTTGCGGCGAACAAGCCGATGAAATTCAATATTACTTTGCCCGACAGCACTACCGGCTTGTCTGTTTCGTTTAATACTGGCTATGTGTCAGCAGGTAATGACAGTGTCTATATTTTTACAGGTACAGTTGGTAATTCTCCTGTCACGCTGAGTATTACTAAGCTTGGCTCTGCCACTGTGTATTTGTATGAGTCCTATCTCCCAAGCCCGAACCCGGACGACTCCGACAGTGGAAAGATTCTGTCCGTTAATGGCCACAAGTGGGAAATGCAAAAGCCCCCGACCGTTTCTCTCGAGGATGGTGCTGTGACCACACAGAAACTTGCGGATGGCGCTGTGACTACACAGAAAATTGCGGTTGGCGCTGTGACTGCACAGAAAATTGCGGGTGGCGCTGTGACTGTCGATAAGCTGGCTAATGAGTCTGTTGCTACAGATAAGCTAGTTGAAGAAAGCGTTACCACAGAAAAGATTAATGACTACGCAGTTACTACCGAAAAACTTGCGCCAGAAGCCGTTACTGAAACAGTGCTGGCAGACGACTCTGTGACCTTTAACAAAATTAAGGCTGGAAGTATGGTTGTAAACTCTGACACAAAATGGGAACCCGTTATTACTAGTCAGCATTCAGACGCACTAACGCTGAATAAAATTGAGCTTAGATACAACAGAGGGACGGGAACCGTTAATTTCGGGCTTGAACTAGTTGGCCTTGAACCTGTAGATGTGGGCAATATTATGACGATAGACATGAAGCTAGATGGAGTTTTTGGGTCGTTAAAGCCAGCGAATGAATATTACTATACTGTTGTACAGATGATGATTACGGGCAGCACCTTTGCCAACGAGACGCGCACCGGGTCAGCGTACCTTAGCACTGCTGGCAATCTGATTATTGCGTTCCCAGAAAATGCCCTCACAGGTTATACGACTTTAACGGCCATTAACGGGTCATTTGCCTTAAACGTGCCTGACCAAACGTAAACTGATATGAAAGATGAGGAATTTGCATGACTACTACTGAACTCCGAGAAATTCTCGTTGCAACTGCCCGTGCCTACATGGGAGCGAACAGCTATAACGGGCAGAAGCAGGAAATTATTGATATCTACAACAAAAACCAGCCCAGACCTAGAGGCTACAAAGTGCAGTATAGCGACGCATGGTGCGCTACATTCGTCAGCGCTATGGGGTACATTGCGGGATTTTCCCGCATTGTATTCCCAGAGTGTTCTTGCCCCGAAATGATTACCAAATATATGTTTGCCAACTGCTGGGAAGAGCGCGACGACTATGTGCCAAAACCGGGTGACATTATCTTCTACGACTGGGACGATAGTGGCCACGGCGACTGTACCGGTGTTCCCGACCATGTTGGTATTGTTGAAACCTGCAATGGATATAATATCACAGCTATCGAAGGCAACAAGGGCGACGCGGTTGGCAGACGTAATTTGATTGTCAACTCCCGCTACGTGCGCGGGTACGGTGTACCGAATTATTCGCTGCTTGCTGATGATAAAGACGAACCTGAAACTAAACCTGAAAGTGAGGAAGATGAAATGGTTTATCACAATCTGAATGAAGTTCCCGATTGGGGGAAAGATACTATCAAGGCTCTCTGCGATTGCGGTGCTCTTGGTGGTGTCGGTAATGGCGACCTTAACCTGAATGAAACTCTGCTTAGAGCGCTTGTTGTAATGAAGCGCTATATGGATAGGAAGTAAGCCAAAATGGAAAGCAAGTATTATGATGGCACAAAGCTGCTAAGTCTGTATGATATCGACGGAGAGCGCCCAGAGATTTATATCTGTACCAGCAACCGAAGCGCGGGCAAAACCACTTGGTTCAATCGTTATGTGCTTCGCAGATATCTCAGAGGCAAGGGAAAGTTCTGCCTGATTTATAGATACAAATATGAGTTGCAAGATTGCGCGGACAAATTCTTCAAGGAAATTGGGGCACTGTTCTTTCCGGGGTATACGCTTACGCAGCAAATGTCTGAAAGTAAAGCCTTTGTGCATCTAATGGTTGCAAAAGATGGCGGCGAGTCTGAGTGTTGCGGTTATGCCGTGGCGCTCAACTCCGCCGAACAGGTTAAGAAATATTCTCACTATCTCAATGACACTACTATTATGTTATTTGATGAATTTCAAAGTGAAACATGGTGCTATTGCGCCGGCGAAGTAGACAAATTTATGTCAATTCACAAGTCCATCGCAAGAGGCGGCGGCGAACAGAGTAGATACGTGCCCGTGATTATGCTTAGTAACCCTGTTACTGTATTAAATCCATATTACGCCGCTATGGGAATCAGCAGCAGATTGAATGATAAGGTGAAATTCATGCGCGGGTCTGGTTTCGTGCTTGAACAAGGGTATAACGAAAGCGCCGCAAAGGCACAGGCCGAAAGCGGATTCTCTAAGGCGTTCAAGAACACCTCATACATTGCTTTTTCTGATAGTGGGAAATACCTTAGTGATAATCAGGCGTTTGTTGAAGAAATGACTGGCAAGAATGTGTACCTATGCACGATTAAATACCACGGCAGAGAATATGGCGTGAGGGAATACCCGGAAGCAAATAAGTTTGGAAGTATGCTTTACTGTTCGCCATCTGTTGACCATACGCATCCAATGAAAATCACAGTCAATACAGACGACCATGATGTTGACTATATTCTCGGCGGCGGTTATGATAGCCTCATTGCACTGCTGAGACACCAGTTTGAAATGGGCAGATTCCGCTTCAAGAATCTTGAAAGCAAAGAAGCCCTCGTGAAAACAATCTCCTGTTGAGGTATCTGCACCGCGTCCCTGTTGTGCCACGACGAGAGGCTACCGGGTGAAACCGGCTCGGCGTAGGTTATCGGTATTAGCGACCGCGCAGCAGCAAGCGGTGTTTTAGATATAGTTATACCCCCTATCGTATGGTAGGGGGTGTAATTTTTTATTCCGTATAAGCGTCCATCCTCACTCCACAGTTGGGGCAGAAAGGGTAGACGCCTTTTTTATGCCACTGATAATCTTGATGCATTGCCTCCCCGCCGCATTCCGAACAGTCGCAGCAATAATTACTGTTCTTCCAATGCGGTCTAATCCACCGTCCATGAACATCGGCCATTGCTAACCCCCCCCCTTATGCCTTATTGCCTATTATAGCCACAAGGTCAGCTAAGTCACCAGCACTAAATCGATAAAAACTTGTAGTATAGTGAACGCTTGCTTCCTTGCCACAGTGAGGGCATCTAACTTTGAGGTCATTCGGAGAAAGATAAACTTTGGCCTTTTCTCCGCATTGGCACTCAGGGGCTTTAATAGATGGGATTGTTATTATCATTGTTAACCCTCCTTAAATTGAAATGTTGTATCTACAAGGACAATCCCGCCCGGAATTCTCTTTGGGCGCAGCTTGCCCGGAACGCATAATCCTACTTTGAAGTCCTCAATAGTTCTTCGCTCAGATAGGAATTCTCGTTCCATATCATTTTCAGGCTCGACACCTTCATCTTCGCCGCACGACTGCAAGAACAGCTTCTTGCTACGCTGAGGCATGCCCGCGCACTTCAAGTCATAATGCGGCTTCACTTCTTCATGGTTCTCTTTAACTACGTGTTCGACGTAGGTTTTCTGCCGCTGGAACAGCCCGTAATCCCATTCGCTTTCACATTTCCAGCAGCCATAGGTACGTGGGTGCTCTGTAATTCCTTTCACTTCTTCTGGGCTGCAATTCAGATGTATGCTGTCGGTATCTGCATAGCAGAAATGTTCATAATTTGCTTGTGCGGCGCGTATGGTATAACAGCGGGCATAGCTAGTAATGGCCGCGCCGATAGCAATGTAGCCGGGGGTTTTATCCTGCGCGTAATTAGGGTAAAAGCCGATAGATGAATCATCCTTTACATACGCTACTTTAAAACTGCTGTCCGGGGACGCGGCGGTTTTGCCATACAGGTTGTTGGAAAACAGCTTGGCAAGATAGCGAATGCCGCCTGTGCTGTTCTCTTTAATTTCTCGATACTTGTTAAGATACTGGTCGAATACACGCCTCCTTGTATAAAAATAGCAACCATCAAGAATTTCCAAATCAAACACGTCATAATGTTCTCTGAATAGCTCATAGTCAGTGCAAGTCATTGTGAGCGTTACGATTGGTTTTACTTTCTCTCCGTCGCAATTTATAATGGTATCGTGATATATACCTGTGCGCGGATTATACACATCGGATGTTTTCAGCCACTCCGTGCCCTTATACAATGGATTGCCTTTGATTTGAACCGTAGGCAAATAACCATTGCGCAATTTGAAACGGCATTTGAAGCGGACAAAATAATAGTATGGCCCATAGCTGCTCTCCGGGCCCCATTCTTTCTTAGCCATTCCACAACACTCCGGTATATAGTTGCCGCTCCAAAACGTGGGCAAATCTTCCGGGTAGGCATTACCGGACATACTGTGCATTACATAAGGGTACAAGGAGTTCACGTCAAATGTGCAGCCTCTAGGTTGAGGCTCACCAGCAAACTTAGGGTTAACATAGCACCAGCCGCCTTTATATGCACGCTGGATATATCGGCCAATGCACGGAGAACCATATATTTCTTCATCAATATGACGTTTCCATAAATTTGGATAGCAATCTTTGTAACGGGAGTCCCCGCCCAGCGTTTTCTTCCACTCGTCAAAGCAGCACGAACCAATGGTAAGTCTAGTGTGACCCTCAGCAAATGTTGTTTCAAGACACTCTTTCAGAACAAGCACGTCGTTTGCAATATACTCATATTCTTCCGGGCTAATGAAGCCGCCCGCATGACGTTCACCCTTATATTCCATTTCAAGTTTTTGGTGCTTTGTCTTGAAAGATTCACCCAACTTTTTAAGCGAAAGCGGGAGCAGCTTTAGGCTATCACGAATTTCGAGAATCTTTCCGTTCGCGCCCTTAATTACTATACTGTACCAAACACCTTGTTTGTCGGCAATCATATACTTAATACTTTTCGCGGGCATTTCCTTGTCATTCGACCAGACTGTGCCCTCAAATTGGCTTTCGCCGGTATGAGTATATGCCTGTTTCCAACCTAGTTGTGAAATAAAATAGTCAAGGATAAAAGCGCCGTCGAATTTCAGGTTATGGAAGTATAGGATTTGGCGCCGGGCATCATGTGAAAACATATCGTCGAAGAATTCACTGATTGACTTACAAACAGTTACTTGCTCTGACTTTCCACCTATTTCGACATACGCAGCAGACCAAACTTCCGTATATTCCTGACCCTCGAAAACGCTTGTTTCAAAATCACAGGCATAGCGGGGAACAATAGCCCGTGGTTCAATCTGCTGTTTTTTCTTTTTAGTCATCGTAAAATTCGCCCCAATCAATGCTATCATAGTCATTTGCATAGCGATAAATTTGTTCGTCTGACAAACGCATCTCTTCGGGCAACCATGCCTGCATTTTACCGATGTAGGCAAGAGCGTCATGTTCGCGGTATTTCACGGAATAGTCGGGCAGACCATCTTCTTCAAGGCCGCGCTTAATCATTTCTGCAACTTGTCTTACACTTCGCGTATCAAGTAACGAATTGAACCACGCTAAGAGCAAATACGCCCCTTGCGATTCATACTTCTTGCCGGGGGCGATAAATTCTTTAAGGAATTGGCGGTAATTTTCGATAGTCAACTGAGCTTCCGAAATGCTATCAATTTCACGGATGTATTCATGCGTAAAGCCCTTTAGTTCTTCGGCAGTATAGTCCTTGATATGCTCATAAGCATAACGCGCGTGTTCAGATACGCTATAACCTTTTTTCTCAGAATATCGAATTCGTGCCTTGAAATTTTTAGCCTGCTTTTGCCATTCGGTTAAAGGTTTTCTTTTGCGGGGCATAATTATTCACCGTCCTTTTTGCAATTTCTTTCAAGCAGAGCCATCCAATCACAGTTTATGGGGCAATCTTCATTCGGGTATAACTGGGTGCACATATCGCATATTATAGCCTTAGCTAATTTGAAGTCCACATATTCAGCCATCGCCGTTACCGTCCTTTAGCCAGCCTTTCCAGCATTCAAGGCAAGTCCGGCCGTCGCAATCTTCATAAGCAAGCCGAACGCACTGGTCAACTGACGTTTCAGGCGGACAACAATGTTCGATTATCTCTACAAGTTTACAAGCAGGAATACAGACATAAGAATTGTTATTCATGATTATCCTCACTTTCTTTAGATAGCCATTTCAACCAACAAGCGCGGCAGCAATCTATAACAGAGCCGTTATACTGGTCATTAAACAACTCATCATGGACAAGCATACAATGCTCATTTGCCCACAAATCATATGGACAAGCGGTTATTGCCAACAAATCAAGGTTTTCTTCGTTTATATCGAAAATCATGGCGCTGTATCTCCTTTCTTTTATTCCACTGGCTGATGACTAGCGTTGATAACTCCAGCCATCCGTATGCCACAAAACGGACAAAACTTAAAACGGCCTATTGATGTTCGCCATTCCGTTTCGAGACAAGCAGAACATTCATACTCGCTCTCTCCGCAAACATATCTCTTTTTAATCCAAAAAACCACGCATTTCGGTCATACCATTGTAAATCCTTTCTTTGATTTCACAACATCGAAAATCGCATAGTATTCGTTTTTGCTGATTTCATCTTTTACATTGCGCGCGATAATATCTCCACTTGTGCAATCAATAGCGCGGGACATGAGATTGCCAATACCGTAACAATATTTATAGCACTCCTGAATGATTTCATAAGCGCGTTTAGTCCCTAATGATTTTTCAAGGCCAATCGAAAAGTACACATTAGACTTGCTGCGCATCGCTCTCTGTAACGAACGCCATCCGGCATCCAAATACGCCATTAGAAACTTGTCATAATAAATTGACAATCTCAAAATGTTGTCGTCCTCTGACATAACCGCGCTAATCTCTACGTGCTCTCCAAGCTCATCGCGCGGAAAGGGCTGAACGTTAAGATTTTTACGAAAAATATAAATCGCGTCCTTATAATCACTTGCATCAAAGTTTGACAAGCACCGTGGCGGAACGTCGGGAAATGGGCATTCAAAACATGATTTTGCGTATTTACAAGACGACAAGCCCATCACCAACCAATCAACATAGGGACGAAAACACAAATAGCCACAAGCAGCGCGCCAATAGCGGAACAAATAAGGTATTCAAGGAACGTTTTCATGGTTATACACTCCAATCTTGAAATAAAAGCGGGCGAATGTGGTTTACACGCGCCCGCTAGTTTGATTACTTCTTGTAGGTTTTCTTTTTGGGCGTATCAGCGGACTGTGGCTTGCTTCCGCAGAATTCGACATTCGATGCCTGTAGCGTCCACGCCGAATGCTTTTCCCCGTCGTCGTCCTCCCAAACGTCGCAACGCATTTCGCCGCTCAGAAGAATTTCCTGGCCTTTCTTGAAATGCTCATTCACGAATTCAGCCGTAGAGCGCCACGCGGTGCAGCGGAAAAAGTCCGTTTCATCACGATTGAACGTCCGGTCAACAGCTACAGTAAAATTTGCAACGGGAACGCCGTTCATAGTTTTGCGCATTTCGGGGTCAGCGGTGAGACGGCCTTTGATAACGATATTATTCATAATCTTTTTTCCTTTCCGCCCGTATAGCCGATAGCGCAGCTATGAAATTTTCTAATCAGGCGATTTCGGTTGCAAGGCGCACGAACGTGTCAACCGGCATGGAGTACGTGCGTTCCACATCGCTGATAACGTCATACTCACCAAGGAATTTAACGTTATACGTGCCGCAACGCTTCTTGAGCTCCGCACGGATAGCGGCAGCGCCCACGTCAACAATGTTTTCCGTGCGTGTTTCAAAGCCGTTTTCGGTCTTGACGGGAAACTCGACGGTCAGCGTACGGATGGTTCTAGTGATGTTTTTCATAACTTTTTTCCTTTCTGCGCCTAATCGGGCGGCGCGACCCTCTTTTAATCTAGAGCGTTACCATCATCGGGTAGCGGCGCTCATCTCGCTACGACGCCCCTAAAAAGGAACGTTTCGGATTTAAGATTAGTCTCGCCAAAAGACTTCCACGTCGAACGTGTCAGGGGAGTCGGACACGTGAACGACCATTTCAGACGGAAAACCGAACGCTGCACAGTCCCACTGAAAATATTGATTCTCCATCAAAAACTTGCGCACGGCGAATTCGCTATATTCGTATACCCCATTTTCGAGCTCGCGTATCATTTCGTGGTCAATGTCAGAAGTTTCAAGCGTGAACGTGCGGCAACGTTCGAACGTAAGTTTTCCCCATTTCATAAAAATTATTCCCCCATTTATTAAAATACTGTATCAACAACCGTTAGAATAGTTACCCACAAATCAATGTATTGCGCGCTCCAACCGGTATAATCGCCCTTGTCGAATTCTGATTTACCGGTAATAACATATCCTACTTGCTTTGCGCCACCGCCGGGCATGTCAACAAACATTTCGGCCTTGTTTTTAATGGCGTTGCGCGAAACGTTTACAATCCCGTGTTCGTTAACGCGCTCACGATAAACCGACAGGGCGCGCTCCACGGTGTCCGCGTTTATACACATCTCCGGGACACTGTCCTTGTCAATAAACCATTTTTTGCAGTTATAATCTTTCATTGTGGTTTTAGTTTTGAAAATATAGCACATATTATATTCCCCTCTTTCTTTTGGTTTTGGCGCCACTCTGCATTTATCCGGGCTTGTGACCGGCCGATATAACCGGGCTGCATTAACGCCGGGAAGGCGTTTAAACAGGCATGAGCAAAACTTCATCCTCTGCATAATACGCGCCGACATGGAGCGCCCGCCATTGCTTTGCTGTTAGAGCCGGGAAGCGCAGTTGTTTCAAGAATTCGTTGACATGGCGCAAGGTGGTCGCGCTATAACTATCCCAACGCCTGCTAATATAAGTAACGCCGTCCCGAACCTTTACATTGAGCACCGGGCTCTCATATGAAATCAAACGATAGTAACGCCAATCGCTCATCTCATACTCATAAACATACGCCTTGCCATAGAATGATTTCTGGTTAGTGTGCATAGGCTCCAAGTTATACTTTTTCACTTTTACAATCTCCGTTTCCTGTTATTATTTGAGACAGGCTTTGCTTTTGCTTGTTTCCCCATCCCCTTTACGATTATAGTATAGCATGCCGGCAGCAAAATTACAATATGGAATATTGCACAAATATATAGCCGGTATATTATGCAATCCGCCAAAGCGTGAAAAATTTAACAATGTATGCTAATTGGGGGAAACTGGAAGCAAAGTGGTGCTATCCCGTATATACCCCC